CTATCCTTTACCAAATGTGCTCACAACGCTTTTCGTATCGGCAAACAGTACTAGTCCAATGTTGATTGCTCAACACCCCTGGATCGTTGCTGTATACATTAGTCAATGGTTGATCATGACATGTCCACTTGGACGCCGTATTAACAGAGCCATGCTCACTCTGCACTGATGGATTCCAGGTCTAATCAGACCATTGGCAGGTACATCAGATGCCTGTCATATACAATTTAACCGGTACTGGTAGTGGTCATAAACCACATTTCGCCGGACCCTTACTCGACATATACATAGTCATCTGTGTTTTGGTATATTGATGACCTCCACTATGTTTAGGTATTTTTCAGTGGGAAAAGAAAATGAATAAATGCAAACTACTCCTTGTCAAAACGGCACGGTAGGACTCTTCAAACCGATTTAGACGCCTTCCCAATCAGGGAGAATTTTAGAGCATTCCCTGCTTTACTTGGACGATCGTGACGTCGATGCCAGTCGCTCCAGTCAATGTAACAAGATCTTGGATAGTGAACGACGCAGTCAACGTGGAGTCGGCTACAGTTACGAATGCTGTCAAGAGAGTCTGTTGAGACCCTCCTGCTGTGCACTCGGAATTCAGGAAATACAATGAGGAACCTTGTCGCCAAAAGTATCGCGTGCAATTCACACACGAAATAGCATTTGCAGTCATATCAGCTGCCGTAGCAGCGTCCCAACAAATTGTAACCTGGAAAGTGCCAATAGTGCGAGGTGGAAACGTAAACGTAACCGGATCGCTTGAGGGACCAAAAGCCCCACCTAAAGTGTCACTCAATACCGTAAAAGGTACTGTACCGCACGGATGTGTATTGTCTACTCCCGTCGTCGAATAGTAATGAGCAGCAGGGATATACTTGCCCATGGCAGCTGCCATGCATGGCTTGCGCAACTCGACCTCGTAACTAATCCAAAGTTCGCCGATCGTATTGGCAGCCTGCATTCCCTCAGTAGCGACAGTGACCAAACCAAGGTCATAAGTCTTAAGGTCTTCCCCAGAAGGTGCTGATCCTCCACGAACGTACTGGACGTTAAATGGATTTTCTTTCGGATCGCACTCAATTGGGTGGCAAAAGCATTCGGATGGCTTGCTATCTGACGAGAAAAACTCATTGTTAATCGCCATTTTACTGGTGAAAGCAGGGTCAGTGCAACGATAATTCGTCGCCATCATGACCGAGCCAAGAGCATTGTTCGTCGACGCAATAGCTGATCCGCATGTCGACACATACTCGAAGATAACACCTTTGAAGGTGTACTCCTGATACTGCTGGGCCACAGCACACAACCACGGAAAGGTAGTTGATAGCCCAGGATTGAGCGGGAAGGATTGGGCTGAAAAGCCGACAGAACCGACTATTTCGCCAAGGTACTCACGGTGCCGCACCACGACCGATTGTGAGGTCTTATGCATCATGGGGATGTCCCCTGAACCAGTAATATTCTGCACAAGACTGTTAGATCGAACAGTGTAGTCACCGCTACCAAGCCATCGAGACACTGTTGCACCCAACTTAGTACCAACAGAACGTCCCAGCTCTCCATTCCCCAAGAGGTTACCAGCAAACGCACCACCAAAGCCACCAATATTGCGCAAAGCTGAACCCAACAGAGTAACTTCCTCATTCTTGGTTCGCCTTGCTCGCAAGCTTCGCTTCGGTGCAATTCCTTTACCTCGTCGCGGTAGCACAACAATAGCTGTCTTTCCGCTTCTTTTTGTCATTTTTCTTATATGAAGATATATAAATATGCAGAAATGTAAATACAATGAAATGTATGAAGTTCTGCTGGCTAATCGTCAAATAATAATGACGCCTGATCGATCAGCGCAATGGCGGTAAACACCTCGCCATTCTTCCGGGACACATCGCTCAATTGTGTTCTATCATAATACGCTTCCATCGCCCTCTGCTCAGCGGGCGATATACCAAAGGCAGCGTGAAAGCTATCTCTTGTCCCGGGTTGCACCAACTCCTGGTGCGCGTCCAAATTTGCGCCACGTTCTAGCATGCTGTTTCCTTGACAAACAACATTTGTGAAATACCTGCGAGTGCATTGCCTTGTGCCGCGCATCAAACAAGCATAAAAAGCTTGGAGCACGGGGATACCGGACGTCAACGACAATCCCCCACGGCCTACTGCACCTCTCCATTTCGCAAACGACTTGGCAGAGCTCAAGGGTCGGAGGCAAACGGGATCCTTCTTCAAACAAGTGAAGGGATCACGAACCATTCGCCATATTCCGCCCGAGCAAACCGGCCTTGCTTGGCAGAACACAATCTGCTCAAACTCGTCCACTGGGTTTTCCACAACCATCCTAAACCCTCGCTCCACGAACCACTCCTCCAGTTCAGCGAGGAAACGTTCCAAATCTGCACGCTCCATGATGACCACACAATCATCACCATTGTTCACTAGCTCACAATCTATACACAACCCCTCGACAAATGCCCAAACCATGGCACATACGAGAATACAGTTGCCCAACGATGTGTTAAGATCACCAGAGCAGCGGGTTCCAGGAAATGACGCTTCAACTTTTCCATCGATCACATAACCGACCGATTTACTAGTGAGCTGCCATTTTAGGATCTCCGCCAACTCGGGATCTTGAAACACATCATTGTAGAAGCTATGCTCATACTTCAGAGCGGGGACTGACACATGGGCATCGAGCTTTCGAGCATCAATCCCAACGGCGACAGGGTCTGCAAACCTGTCCCATTTGGAGCGCATCGTCTCGGCGGCCTCATAAATGTCAATTCCTTTGAACACAGTGTGTTTTGTGCGTGCCCCCCACACCGCGTTGATGGATTGGAAGTACTTGTGCTCATTCGCCTTGAGCCACTTTCCCAACATCAATCCATACCGCGAATTAGGGGGGTTGATCACCCTTGCTGCTTTTGTGGTGTCAGCCTTCTCAAACTTCGTAAATACAGAAAGCACTCGATCCTTCATCTTCAACCCTTCGCTTTGTAGGCTACGGTACGCTCGCTCGTACGTCTGTCGCTTAGCACCGGAGTACATATCTACTACTTCCCGTAGACGGCTCACAGTGGCAGTTTCTGACACACGATCGACGACCCGATCTCTAAACCTACGCAGCGCTGGGAGGGATTCAAACGCATTCGCCCGTGGGCGTAACGTACGTTCAAACTTGTCACCTATCTTTATAAAGAAACTCCTCTCAAGGATCGCTTGCTCCAAAGAATCCACACATGAATTCACAACACCAATACTGTTCTCAGGGCTCATCCCCGAGTAACAATGGTACCTCCTCTTCCTCACCTGCTCCCCGTTCCGGCTAATTTTCAACCGGTAGGATGGCTCATCCGACAACAGCTTTTCCAGCATAAAAGCTGGCACCGTCGTTTTCGGAGTCACCCCAAATCGCTGGATCGGGCACCCCTAGCAGTCGAACCCCACGGGTTCACCACTCAGGAGTAGCCTCACAATCCAGCTCTTAGAGATCGCATGTGCCTTCGCGTCCAACACACGCGAATACGTCTCATCTCGGAAAGCTTTTCGAACCGCACGCCTATGAAAATCCTTATCACAAGGACGCAAATCTTTCATGCACGGCTTCTTATAGAAGTAAGTTACTGCACGATCGATCGCTAGGTCATTCTCTTCTGACTTCGCAAGGTATGACAACCCTTTGACCGACCGGATACAGACCACCAACTTCTGGGTGAGCTTTGGGTACCCTCGAATCGCACACTGATTCGACTCCGCTACGCACTCGGACAACTCTTTCTCTTCGAGAGTTTCCCAAACCCGTCCTGGAGCTCCTGGTTTTGTCCAGTCTGCTCCCACAGGAGAAGGGTTTGCCATAAGGTTTTCCACCTCGCCAGCATAACGGTCTGATTTATCCATACTAGCAGACAAGTGACCAAGTCCGCATAGGTACAACCAGATATCCGCTAGTCTGCGCCGCCACTGTGTGTGGGGGCTCCTAGCTTCAAACATACCGTAATCCACGGTATCTTCCCACGCATGGGGTATAGGATCACCAAGATGCTCCCACTCGCAGCATGGAGGATAAAGTGGTAATGATCCCATATCGACGTACTCGCCCAATTGCGATTTTTGTCGATAACCTTGTAGTTACACGGAGGATTAACCGTTGCAAAGCACTACGCTGATATATATGATTTCAACCAGCACGCCTGGTAAACTTAAGAAGAGGACTTTTCTT